CTGGCTTACAGTGGGATCTTCTGCGGGCAGGCTGTATGCGCGCTCGTTGTAAACCTTGGTCTGGTACTTGCCAAAGTAGAAGCCTGCGATTTCCTTGCCGTTCACACGGAATGCCGGGTGAATGTCGGTGCTGGTGGTGGACAGAACATCACACAGGCGGAACGCAGGAATCCACACAAAGACAGACGGCATACCCTTGTCGTCCATCAGAATTTTGTTCTTGGGAAATGCGCACTGCAATGCAAATGCGGCAGCCTCGAAATTGTTTGCCATAGTCTTTTACCTCCTTACAGAATGTTGAAGTCCTCGACGCTCCACAGGCTCAAGGTCACCTTGTCGGTGTCCAGCGGCTTTGCCTTGCGCTCAATGTGAGTCTTGGGTGCGTCGGCCTCGGCGCTGTCGTTCTCGTCCGCCGCTTCTGCGGTGGACATGACCTCGTTTTCGGCCTCGCCCTCAACTTCTACTTCCTCATACTCGGTCGCCGGAATCTCGACGATGGCAACATAGAAGCGGCCATCGGCGTTCTTTTCGGGCAGGGTATCGGGCTTGTCGATCAGCAGCAGGTTACCGTCCTTGTCGCCAATCACCGTCTTTGTAATATCGCTGTCGCGCTGGTACTTTGCCAGGTTCACGGTCAGCGTGCCGTCCGCAAAGTCCAGCTTCGTGCCGTTCAACTCGTACTCGATTTTCCGGCCCTCGTTCAGCTCTACAACTTTCATGTTACTTCATACCTCCTGTCACTTTCACAGCCACAACGACCGTCTTTGCGCTGCCGTCGTGGGTCAGCTTGAATCCGTTCACCAGCTTGTCGCTCACGGTAATGTCACCCAGCCTGCCGCCGGAATAGCTTTTTACAGCCACATCCACGTCGTAGTTGGTGTTCTTGCGGGTAGTCGTCAGGGCTACCGCCGTTTCCTTGGTGCAGAACGGCCACGGATTGCTGTTCGCAGTCAGGGTTACCTCCTTGACCTCCGCGGCGATCTCCGACTCCACCGCCGACAAGCGGCTGTTCTGCGTTGTGTCGGTGGACTTGATTCTGGCAATGTCCGTGTCGTGGCTGTTGCTGGAAGTTTCCAGCACACCCAGCCTGCGGCCAAACCACAGCACGACGTTCTGAATGATGCGGTATGCCAGATGGATGTCGGAAATGCCGACCTCCATGTTGTTCAAGTGCGCCTGGTCGATCAACGTACCCTGCTGAATAACCTGTCCGTCCTGATCCTCCACCTGGTCTACCCAGAATGTTCTATTGTGCATAACCTGTTGTCCTCCTTTACGTTGCTTCCACCAGCGGGAACGTGAAGCGCAGGAGTCCGGCGTTCACGCTGTCGCGGGTCAGGCTCACGGTCTGGCTCCCGGCCAGTTCACCGTTGCGGTCATACACACGAACCGCCGTGATGGTGTCTTTCTGGCCGGACGACGGAGCGTTGACGTACACCACGACTGCGTTCCCGACAACCTGCTTCGAGTTGATTTCGCCGTCTTTCCATGTACTGCCGTTAAGCTGGTACTGGAAGCGGCTCACCGCCCGCAGCAGTTCTTCGCGGCGGGCTTTCAGAAAAGTATCTGTGAAAAAAGCCATGCTCTTTCTCCTTTCCCTGCATAATAAAAGCCCCTGTCCGGGGCGGTTGCAGCGTTACTTGTTACACTTTACTCTGCCGCAGACGCGGGGCTTCACCTTGAACGCCTCCACCTTTACGGCGTTCGATACCGTAGCGGCGGAACTTGCGCCCAGCGTGGCCGCCCGTGGCTTCTCGCCAGTTGCCGTGCCGTCGCCGGATTCCGCCGGGTGGATTTTGTAAGCGTCCATCTGCGGCGTAGCATCCAGCGTTTGTCCGCCGCTCCATCCCTTTGTGCTGATCCGGGGGATTGTACCCGTGATCTTCGGGCTGTCCAGGAATGCGTCTGCTCTACCTCCTACATTTAGTAGGCAGTTGGACGACCATCCCAACGTGCTGGGCCGCCAGTATGTACCGCAGATTGCCACTCCGCAGATAGGCACTTTGTATGCCATGCACTCCACCTGCGCACCAATGGAAATTCCGTGCCGCACCATGTAGCTGATATGCTCAAGGTGAGCTGTCAGGCGTTTGGTGTAGCCCAGCAAATCCTCCATTTCGTCGATGGTGTGATACTGTGCCGGGGCATCGGTGATGTTCACGTTCAGTCGCCAGAATCCTGGAGTGCCGCCGTAGTCGAACCACTCTTCCACCTCGGAATCCGGGTAGGTCACGCTGACCTGCTCCCGGACGGCCTTTACCGTTCCGGCGTACCGCTGAATTTCAATGGCTGTCTTGATGATCCTGCGTTTCGTTTCCAAGTCGGCGGCGGAATCGTACCACTCGACTTTGAGATATACTGCCATCTGGTCGAGTGTTGCCTCGGAGCAGCTATCCACTTCGGAGAACGTCACACCAGCGTCAAGGCAATCCAGCACCCTGCCCTGTAACTCGGCGTAGACTTCGGACAAAACCTGCACCCAAGGCTGGGCGGCGACGATCTTAGGCACGCCGTCGGTTATCCTGGCCTCGCGGAGTTTAATCATCCTCGACACCTCCATAGACGACCGTTGGCTGGCCGCTCAACTTCGGAATCTGCACGAGTGCCTTTTCCTTGTCCGCTCCGCTCTCCACCACCTTGAAAGCAGGTTCCCGCATTTCCACGCGCTTCACGCCCGCGGCGCGCAGACGGTAGATTAACTCCATCGGGTTGATGTCCCGGCCAATGGAGCGTTGCCAGTCCTGGTACTCCTGCACCGCCCGTGCCACATTCTGCTGCACGATGTCGGCGTTCTTCTTCGAGCTGGCCCCGATGTAGTAGGTGAAGTCGATGCTGTACTCCACCTCTTCCGGGGCCTTGCAGATCACAAGGTCTGTCATTGGGCGACGGGCCTCATTCATCATAAAGGTTTCCATTTCGGAAATGTCCTTTTCGCTCGGCATCTTTCCGCCCGTGAGCATGAAGTAGATGTACGCCGTGCAAGGCTGGCTTCTCGGAGAAATCGCAATGGCATTTTCAATATCAGAGCGAAAACTCATAGCCCAGAACTCGTAGGCATCACGCGGGCCTGCGCAACTGTACGTCGTTGGGGACAGCCAGATTCTACGGGTCAGGCTGTCGTCGCTCTCTACATCTGCGCCGCCGCTGCTGGTGTCGATGTTCTCCGCACCAGCCACAAACGGGATTGCGTCTACCAGCGTATCAATAACGCCGGGTGGAATATCGTTGCTCTCCGCACCGACTTCTTCCGCCTTTGCCAGCACATCAACGCTCGTTTCGCCAATGTCGATCTGGGCGTATTCCGTCGTGGCAAAATAAATACCCGCACCAGTTCGGATGCGGGTTCCCTGCGGAATCATTGCCACGCTCTTCTGCGCCGCCGACAAGGTAAAGCGGATCGTCACCGTGGCGTATGTGGCCGGGTTTCTTTTCACACCGAAAGGCAAGCCGATGTTGTCCAACTGCGCGCCCTCTGCCGATTTCAGCATAGCGGCCAGCGCGCGCCGTTCCGCCACCTGCATAGCCATGTAGTACAGCATAGCCATGCTTTTAAGGGTCAGCGTCAGCGGGTCGCTGTCGTACAGCGGCGGGGCCTTGGCGTAAACCTTTTTGTAGTTCTCGGTGTAGATGTCCATAACAAGATCACGCGCGCCTTGCAGGGTTAGGTTTCCTGTTACGCTGTACTCCGGGATGTCTGCAAACTCTGCGATATTAGACAATTTTCACCACCACCTTTGGCCGGATATATCCTTTCTTGCCGTCCTGTTCGCTGTAATCAACCTGCTGTACCTGCGCGTGCTGTTCGTAGCGTGCGGTCTTGCGGGTGATCTCTGCGGTCAAAAGGGCTTCCGCCGCTTCCGCCGGGAGGCTCAAGCAGGAAATGTCCAGGCCAAACTCCCGGTCAAGGGCCTGTTCTCCTACTCGGCTTCCGTACAGCGTTATGAGGCGGTTGTACACGTCGCGGTCTTGGTCGCCGTCGGACGGCTCAACTTCAACTTCGATGTCGCCCAGTAGCAAGTTGTTCAGTTCGTCACTCATACATACTCCTTTAGGGTCAGCGTCACCTTGCAGGACTTGAGACCCCAGAATCTATGTACCACGTCCCAGGTGTCCGACATTTTCTCGAACTTGAACGGATAGCGGGAAAGCGGCCTGTTGTTGATTATGAAGTAGTCAACAGCGCCAGCCTCGCACAATTCCTGCAAAGCGTTCAGCACCTTGCGCGGGTTTACTCCGAACTGTGAATTAAGCAGCAACTCGAACTGGTACTCTTTGAGTCCCGGCCCTACATACTCGCTCTTTTCCTTTCCGCCGATCACGCTATGGGCGGCCCAGTTGCTCGACGTGGAGCCGTTGATATTGTCCGGCGTTACGACGCGCCAGCTCGACACGGTAAAGACCAGCCCTGCAAAGCTGCCAATTCCGCCCCATGCCATAGAACCACCTCCCGATTACTGCGGCTTCCCTGTAACACCAGCCACGGTATACGGGCCAGCAGTTGCGCCGCCGTCGTGGCCGTGGATGTGCTTCACAAGGCTTATGCCGTTTATCTTGCAATCTCCGCTTCCGCCGCTGATGTTCACGGTGGAACCTTTGATTTCAACGTCCGTTCCCTCGATCTTGATAGTGCCGCCCTGCGTCAGCGTGACGGTGGAGCTACCGACTATGAATTTCAGATCACCGCCAATTTTGTGGGTTGCGTTCTTGCCGACCGTTTCCGTCACATTGCCGTCGATCTTCTCTTCGTAGTCGCCGCTTTTTCCGTCATAGCTTTCGTAGGCCACGCCCTGCTTGTCGTTGTAGTCGTAACGATACAGACCCTCCTTTCCGCCGGGGGGCTTGTTGTCGTCGTTCCAAAAGGTTCCGATGCACGTCCCCATTTCCTGATCTGCGGAGTTGTGCAGGACGCACGCCATCTGCCCGACAACTGGCATCCGATATAGATTGTTCGACACCATACAGATTTCATCCGTTACGGAATCGTCGCGGTCTTTGTAGGCAACCTCTATCGTTCCCTTGTCGTAGTTGACCTTGGAAACCTCACCAATGCGAACTACACTCTGCATATAGATCAGCCTCCTACTCTGCTTCCTGCGTATTCGTTCGTGAGGCCGCCGGAGTTATCCAGCGGTCGGGTGATACTATCAAGATAATACTTCCCGTCCATCTTTCCGTACCCCTGAATGTTCACGCACTGTGTTGCGTGGATATTCAGGTCGCCCATCGTCTTGAACGACACGGTGGTATTGGAATGATTCTTCATGGCAATAGCTGCTTCGAGCTGTCGTTTCGCGTCGGCCTCGCTGGACGCATACTGGGTTAGTTTCAACATCCTGTCACCGCTGCCGACCGTGACATTGATGTTTACTTTTTTCCTCTGGTTGGTGTATGTGAACACGCCGCCTGTGTATGTTCCGGCCAATGTGGTGTTCCAGGAAAAGGAATCCGGCACAATGTCCGCCGGGGTGAATGTCCTTACGGCATCCTTTTGTTTGTATTTCTCGCGGTCGAAAATCCAAATCTTCCCCATGTACACTTTCAGGATCAGGCCGTATGTTTCGCACAGACTCTTGAGGAAAGCACTGTCGTTGTCGTCCTGTTCCTTGATGGCAATTTCCACATCTTCGGCATCCATCGAGCATTGCAGGCTGTTGCGCTCCGCAATGGTCGAGGCAATGCGCTGGATGGATGTGTTCTTCCAGACCTGTTCTCGGTTTCTCTCGTGGAAGCCCGTATCGCTTGGCCGCGCCACCGCGCCGATTGTCAGCACGTCCGGGCAGCCTGTGAAGCTCAGGTCATCCACCACCAAAACGCCGCAGTCCAGTTCTGCACTGTCGCCCTGCACGATCCAGTTTTTCGTGCAGAGCTTCGGATGCAGCTTTGCGGCAATGTCCGGCATCCACCCATTTTTCCATTTCACATTGCTGGCGTTCACCTTGATGGAAAGACTATCAGAAGAATCCGATCCGCTGTCCGTAAAAGTGAAACTCTCCACATCGTTCTTAATGTCAGCGGTCATATCGTTGTCGTTGTATTCGACTGACAGGAACGCTTGGCGTGGTAAGAACACGTCGATCACCTCACTTCTTCCAAGGCGGCAGGTTTTCAACCTCCGTCTTTACCGTGACTTCCGGGGTGACAAGCTGCACCCCGGAATCAAACTGGTAAACGTCGTTGTACTCTCTGTTGGCGGCCATCAGCACGTCCGCCCGCATTTCGTCGTCATAGACGATCTTTGCGATCCCGTCCCATGTGTCGCCGCTTTTGGTAACGTACATAGAACCGCCTCCTTATGCGTACTTCGTGCGCTGTTCTCTGCGCTGCTCTTCCTTGATCTCCTTTTTGATTTCAGCCTTGAACTTCTCGAACTGCTCACGCATGATCTGCTCGATCTCTGCGCGGTCAGCCTTTCCGTAGGCTGTGATCTGCGGGGAGAATACAAACTGCATCCCGTCGCCGTCGCCCCCGCCGGAAGTTCTGGAACTTCTGTATGCAGCCTGCGGAATCTCGCTCAACTCTGTTGTGCCTGCATCACGCGGCGGCAGGACGTAAATGGGTACTCCTGTGTCTGTTAGAACACCGTTTCCCCAGCTCGAAAGCACCGTCCCGCCGTTGTAGGTTTTCGCCGCTTCGGTCAGGAGCGACGTTGCCTCGTTGTCGCCAATGTACTTTTTCAGTACGATGGGGGCCACGTCTGCGGCAATACTGGTGGCGGCCAAGGCCAAGGAGCCGTCGCCCGCCATAGAGTTATTCGTCACGCTCCACAGCAGCGAGGCTGCGTCGCCCGCCGTGCGGATTCCGTTGGAGCGCAGGGCATATTCGCCATACGCCTTGCCAAAGTCGATCAGGTTGCCCAGCTTCCCGCGGCTCCCGTCGGTAACCCCGCCGTTGGCAAAGTAGGACACGTTCTGCGGCCCGATGGCACGGGTCGCATCCTCCCCGGTCACGCCCAGCATCCGGCCAGCCCGTACCCAGTGATTCACGTTTTCATCGTGAACGCTGCGTTTGAAGCTGATAACCGCCTCCGTCCCGGCCTCACCTGCGATACTGACACCGTGGGTGAAGCCGCCGTTGGCAAATGCAGGAGCCGGAACTTCTGCAAGGCTAAAGCCCCACTCCTTGCCCGCGATGCCCTCCGGCAGAGAAATACCGAGGATTTTTGTAGGCATCTTGATGTGGATTTTATTCAGCGCGCGGATGATGGTATTTACCACGGAAACGCCGATGGAAGCAATGCCCTTTATCAGCCCGATGATTCCCTGGATCACAGGCTCGATTACAGGCAGGAGATTGTGAATCACATCCACGATCACCTTAATTGCGTTTACCAGCGTCGTTCCCACCAGGTCGATAATCGTACCGATCAGCGGGGCCACCGCTGGGAACAATTCATTCACCACAAAGCTCATCACATCGGCCAGCAGAGGCTTGATGTGATTTACGCCCAGGTCTACGATCTGGCTTACCAGCCCTGTCACAGACTGGATAATGGGAATGGCTGCTCCGAATGCTTGGCCGAGGTCTACGCCAAACATACTTTTCCCGCTCAGCTTCTCCTGAATGTTCAGCAGGTTGTCCAGCGAGAAAGCATTTTTAATTCCGTCACCGATTTTCTTGACATCTGCAAAGAATGTATTGAAAATCGTCAACCCGGTCGGGCCAAAAACTTTCAATACGATCTGCTGAATATCCGCGAAATGGTCTCCCAGCAGGGACACCACCGCAATGATGCTACCGATTCCGGCAATTACCGGGCCGAATGTTCCGAGCAAGCCCATAAACGCGCCACCCAGTTTCCCGGCCACCGGGCCGAGAACCGTTTGCCCCACATTGAGTCCTGCTCCAAGGAACTGCGTCACGTCCTTTACGCCCTGCACAGCACCGCCGCCGATTTTAACCGCCGTCTGTCCAACTTTGGAAGATGCAATATTTCCGGCGAGCGTCTTTGCTCCGTAAAGCGCGTTGCCCGCAAAATTCTTTACGCCGCCGACCGCGCCTTTTCCGAGGCCGACCGCCTTTTGGCCGATGCTTGTAATGAAGTTGCCCAGCGGGCTGTTCATTGCATTCTGCATTGGGCCGCCAAAGATTCCCGCGAGGCTGCTTGCAATTCCGCCGACTCCGTTCTTCGCCGTCTGTCCAAGCCATTTCCCGACTCCGATAGTTTGCTGAACCAAGTTCGTTCCGTGCAAGCCCTTTACCGAGTTCACCACGCTCGTTCCGTATTGGCCCAAAGAACTTCCCTTGAGCATCCCGAAGAGTCCTCCGGAACTTTTGGCGGCTGTGATCTGATCTGCTGTTTTCAGAACATTCTTCCACAGCGTTTCCGGCTTGCTCGTTTTGCTCGTCAGTTGCTTTTTGTTTTTCAGGCCGAAGATCGTACCGATAATCGTGTTCTCTGCATTTTGCAGAAAACCACCGATACCGCTGGATGTAACAGGGCTGCCGTTTGCCTGAGTCATGCTGCTGTTTGCCAGACCTGCGCCCAGCTTTGCGGCATTCCACATATCCACGGTGTTTCCTGCGGCGGCGGCTCCTTTTCCGAAGATGCTGTCTTTTGCAACGCTCAACGGGCCAGTGCCTTTTCCGCCGCCAAAAATCCTTGTTGCACCATTCACCACTTGGAGAATCTGCGGGGCGACGGACATTGCGGCGAACGTCGCAGCGGTTCCTCCGATTACCTTTGTAACCGTCGCGCTGTTGTCGTAGCTACCGTTCTCGCTCTTTACGTTGATGAACTCAAAGAATTTCTTTACGATCTGCCAGAGCGATTCCAGCGCGCCGCCCAGGGCAGAAATTCCGTTTTGAGCAAGCTGTGCAAGCTGGCCTGTTACGCCAGCAATCAGTGGAGCGTTTGCCTCGACTTCTTTTGCAAACCCAACAAACCAGTCTGCACCCTGTTTTACCACAGGGAGGAACGCTTCACCGAACGACTCCCGCAGATTGCGCCACGCATTATGTGCAAGCTGGATGGAGTTCTCTGCCGTATCGCTACGAGTCAGATACTCGTTTTCCATGCTACCTTGCCAAACGTATTGTCCGTTCTCGTCCTTTGTTTTGATCCAATCAAGATTTTGTTCCAGCATCGGAATGTTCTGTGCTATTTTCGTTGCGGACTCAACAGCACGTTTTCCGAAATACTGTCCCATCAAACTGATTTGCTGTTCCTGCGGAAGAACTTTAATGCGGGAGAAAAAGTCCTCGATTGCTTCAATGGAGTTATCCTGCATACTCTTTGCAAATTCCACAGGGTCTAGGCCCAGCTTTGCCATAACGCCCGCTTCGCTCTTCGTGGCTGCGCTGCCCGCCGTCCACTTCAAGAACATATTGCGCAGGCTGGTTGCGGCGGAGTCGTCGTCAACGCCCGTCGCCACCAGAACGTCTGCCATTGCGGCAACGGAGCTGGTATTAACACCAGCCATTCCGCCCAGACTTCCAACGCGGGTTACAATTCCCGCCAGATCGGCGGCGGTGGCATTCGTGTTGTTTGACAGGTAGTTTAACTGATCTGCCAAATTCACGATTTCATTTTCCGCCAAGTTGAATGCCTGCTTCCACGTCGCCATCCATTCGCCGGACTGCTTTGCGTCGGAGTCAAAGGCAATCGCCATCTTTGCGGCATCCGCTGTGTAGTTGAGGATTTCCGGGGTAGAGGTAACGCCGCTCTGACCAAACGCAGCAGCAATAGCACCAGCGTCCTCAAACTCCATAGGAATCAGGGTTGTCATATCTTTTAACCCGGATTTCATTTCGTCGTAATGCACAGTGAAATTGCCGTTGTCGTCTTTCAGTTCATCGACCACCTTTGCCACTTCTGCCATCGTGCTTTCGTACTTCATGGCATCTTTTGTGGCATCTGCAAAGAACTTCGTCGTGCCAACTGCAAGCCCGGTCATTGCACCGAGTCCAATTTTTCCGACGTTGCTTATCGTCTTTGCCAGCTGGCCGATCTGGCCGTTTGCGCTTTTTACGGCCTGCGCCAACGAGTTGTCAACTCGTCCGCCAATCAGGATAGAAAGTTCTAGTTCCTGATTTTTCGCCATTCCTCCGCCACCTCCTCGTTAATCTCCACCATTTCACGCACAGGGAGGTTGAGGTAAAAGTCTGCTCCCGTGTGCGTGACGGAGGCCAAACCTACCGCCGCCTTTCTGATTTCTTTGTAACCGCCTTTTACTCGAAAAAATCCTTATCGTTCACCGCATTTTTCAGGGGCATAGCCTCGCACAGAGGCAGACCCAGGAAGAACTTCACGTCCTTGCCAGTCGCCATGCTTGCCATCAGGCAGCAGTAGTAGTAGTTACTGGTGCGCTCGATGGCACGAATGTCCTCTTCCTCCATGCGGTTCTCTGCCTGCCGGATGTTCATGCCCGTAAGGCTGCCCACGCCGGAGAGGTCAACTTCGGTGTGCGTTTCGCCCTTGTAGAGATAGGGCTTGTGCAGGTGCAGAATATGGGGGCGGGTGTCGTTCTCGTCTTTCTGTGCAGGGACAGTGATTGCGCCCTGCACCATCTGGCGCACCTTTTTGCTTGCGCCGATGGGCAGGAGTTTGAAAAACTCAATGGGCAGGTCGGTTGCCTTGGCTGCCAGCTCGTCGGTGTAGGCGGTGGAGGTTTCAGGCATCACCATTGCGGCCAGTTCGCCGTCGCCCGTCAGCTTCTTCACGGGCAGCACCCCACCCCCGCTAG